AAAGGATCGCGATTATGAGATCAGGGAAGAAATCACCGGCTTGCGCGCGCAGTTGGAGGAGGAGCGCGAAAAAGGCGGGATAAGTATCGAGGGACAATTGGCCGGTTACTTTGTGGCCCTAAAGTGGCGCGAGCGGGAAGCTCGCCGGGCTAAGACGCGGCTGAACAGGGTTGTGGAGATATACGACGCTGCCCGCGCGGCCGGAAATTACGCCATGTCGGATCAAATCCGCGCGGCGCTGGACGTAGGGCCGGGGATGGACTGGCTGAAAGAGGCTTCCCGTTACAGGGAAAGGTTCGACGTTTCGACCGGGGGCAGAAGCGTCAATTTTGTGGCGAACGTCAAGGCAAAGGGGGACCAGGAGTGACAGGCCGTTATTATGCTCGCCCGGCAACTTATTCCGTTGATTGGCGTTATTGGTCTGTCGCTGACAGGGAGAAAGGCGGCTTGAACGTGACGTCGGAGCTTATTCGGCAGCACCTCAACCCCAGCCGCGAAGGTGCGGTTTTTACGGACCGTGGTACGGCAGAATACTTGGCTAAAATCGCCAATGGGGGTGCGGCATGACCGCAAACAACATGCCGATCCTTTATCAGAATGTCATGTATGGGCTAAGAACCGATCTCGGCCGGGACGCGTTTCTTTGGGCCGCAGAGCGCACTCAGAATGACAGGATGCTTTATAGGGCCGAAGATTTTGCCCATGAGGTGGAATATCTGGTCAGAACATTAGCGCCCATGCTTGACATTGCGGCAACGCAAGCCGGGCAAGAAAAGCATGACCCCGACCTGATGCGGTTTATCCTCACGCGACATGCCAACTGGCGGTTCGGCGGCAATGTATCCCCATCATACGCAGGTGCAGCATGACCAACCGTCCCGATCTCCCCCGGTTCGCAAACCTTCGCGATGGTGGGAACATGCCGCAGAGGGGGAACATAAGGGCGGGCCTCGCGCTATTCGTCGCCTTCGCGGGGGTCGTGTTCCTGGCCGTAGGATTTGGGCTGTAGCATGAAGTTACGGGTCCTGATAGGGTGCGAGACGTCAGGCCGAATGCGGCAAGCCTTCGCCGCGCTCGGGCATGAGGCATGGTCAGTCGATTTACTCCCCGCAGAGGACGGCAGCAATCGCCACATCATCGGCGACGTGCGCGACCATCTGGCCGATGGATGGGATTTGGCAGTCATGCATCCGCCTTGCACCAGGCTTTGCAATAGTGGCGTCCGCTGGCTGCACAAGCCGCCGCCCGGCAGGACGCTGGCGCAGATGTGGGCAGAGCTCGATGAAGGCGCGGCACTCTTTTCGGCTTGCTGGCAGGCCCCCGTGCCGCGCGTGGCACTGGAAAACCCGATCATGCATCGCCATGCAAGAGAGCGGATGCCCGCCGATCTGCCCCGCCCGCAGATCGTGCAGCCTTGGTGGTTCGGTGACCCCTATTTCAAGGCCACGGGCTTTTATCTGCGCGGCCTGCCGCCCTTGACGCCTACACGCATCCTCGCTCGGCCGCGCCCCGGAACCGACGCGCACAAGGCATGGTCGGCAGTTCACCGCGCGCCGCCCGGTCCTGGCAGATGGAAGGAGCGCAGCCGGACATTCCCCGGTCTTGCAATGGCAGCGGCGGCGCAATGGTCAGCGGCGGCGCTCGCAGACGTGGCTTAAGATATCATGCCGCGCGCTGATCTATTCCAGCTCCCCCCACACGAGCGCATGACGCCCGGCGAGTGCCTGGAATACTGCGCCCGCAACGCCGGTGACCTCAAAGAGGTAATCGTGATCGGGTTCGACCATGACGACGAGCTAGTGATCCGATCATCAGGAATGACGCGGCGCGATGCTCTCTGGCTTCTCATGGCCGGGGTGGATCATGCGAAAGAGTGCGATTAGGGGGTTGACAGACCGCCCGCATGGTGTATGGTCAGGGCATCAACTGAGGGAGAGACAAAATGACTGATCTTCACAGCCTTCACGCCATCGCAACAAAACTAGACAACGAGTTTCAAGACGCTCTTGTGGCCGTCTATGGCGCAAAGCTCGCGTCTACTGCGCGTTATTATCATGTGGCAGATCACGACGATGCCGAAGTAATCCGTCTCAGTGTCGCATATCGTGAGGCAATCAAGGCGCTGTTTCCGCCCAGATGACTGGCCGCCATGACACATCTGTGAGGGCCGGCGACGCCTATTCGCGCCGACAAGATACTTGCACAAAATCAGCCTACTTGGTATGGATTAGAGCATAAGATCGTGCCGTAGCAAAAAATCGGTGTGACTCGTCTTCGCATCGCCAATCCTGCGGCCAAAGAGGCGCGACGGCTCAAACCTTCGCGCCTCTTTACTTTTGGAGTGCTCGCCAGCATAATGCGCTTGCGCAGCGTGAGTGCAGGCATGCCTAGACCAGATCCGCCTTTGGAGACACGATGGAAACCCGGGCAAACTGGCAATCCCGGCGGGATATCGCGCGAGCGGCGCAGGCTTATCAATGAGGCCGCAGAGATTGCCGCGCGTGTGCTTCTGGCGCAGATGCAAGCCGTCGAGGAGCAGGCTAGGCGCGATGCTGGCGAGACAATCACGGCAGACGTTCACCGCGTGGTAAAGGACGTGCTTGATCGGGCAGACGGAACGGCGCGCCAGTCGATAGATCACACGTCGACGGATGGCACGATGTCACCGACACGGATCGTGATTGAAGCAGCCGATGACAACGGCCAGGATTAAGCTTCCTCCCAAGGTCGTCTCAGTCCTGTCGCCCAATCGCGGATCGGCGCGGTATCGTTGCCTTTATGGTGGGCGAGGATCGGGAAAGTCCTATAGCGCCGCGATCATGGCAGCTGTCTGGGGATACGCAGAGCCGCTGAGAGTGCTTTGCGTCCGGGAATATCAGGTCAGCATCAAGCAGTCTTTTCACGCCGAGGTGAAGGCTGCGATTGAGGCTCATGACTGGCTATCGGCGCACTATGACGTAGGCGAGGATTACCTGCGCGGATCGAATGGGACGGAGTTCATCTTTCGCGGCTTGAGGAGGAATGAGCAGAGCATCAAGTCGCTGGCCAAGATTGACCTGACCGTTGTGGAGGAAGCCGAGGACATTCCAGAGGCGGCATGGCTTGCCTTGGAAGCGACCGTGTTTCGCCAGCCCATGTCCGAGCTATGGTCTATATGGAACCCGCAGACAGAGAACAGCCCGGTTGATCGGCGCTTCCGCAAATGGAAGCCGGACGGGATGCTGATTGCGGAATTGAACTGGAGGGATAATCCTTACTTCCCGGCCGGGCTTGAAGCCTTGCGGAAAGAGCAAGAGCAGAACCTTGACCCGGCAGTATATGCGCACATTTGGGAAGGCGCATACCTGGCGCAGGTGAAGGGCGCATACTACGCCGATCACATCCATCGCGCGCGACAGGAAAACAGGGTCGGTTTCTTCGTCCGGCATTCCATGAATAAGGTCCATGCCGTTTGGGATATCGGATCGACCTCTACAGCGGCGGATGCGACCGCGATCTGGATTGTCCAATACATCGGGGAGGAGCTGCGCTTCCTTGATTATTATGAGGCAGTCGGGCAGGAGTTTTCCGCCCACGTCGCATGGCTGAGATCGAATGGATGGGGCGATGCTGTATGCGTCCTGCCGCATGATGGTGCGAGGCATGACGCGGTTTTCAGCGTCACGCCGGAGAAGTTTCTGCGCGAGGCGGGTTTCCAGACTGCCGTAGTGCCCAATCAAGGCAAGGGCGCAGCGATGCAGCGGGTTCACGCTCTGCGCGGCATATTCCCCAGGTGCCGTTTCCACGAGGAGCGGACCGAGACAGGGCTTGCGACCTTGGCGCTATACCATGAGCGATGGGACGAGGAGCGCGGCATTGGGCTAGGGCCGGAGCATGACAAGTCCAGCCATTGCGCCGATGCTGCGGGCTTGGCGGCGGTCTATGCGGCGCAGGCCGTCAATATGGGGCAGGCGAGGCTTCCGCCTATCAGGCGCAATCTGCGGGGCATTGCATAGCGCCGCACAATGAATTGTGTTAGTGTCTCTGCGAATGGAGGCGCGAATGCAATTACGGGGCTTGGTGGATTTCATTGATGGCGGTGGGCTTGGCAAGGCCGGGCCGCAATTCGAGGGTGGCGCACTGGCTGACCTTCTCAACGCAATCGGCGTGTCGCCTTATGGCGCCAAACGCCGAGCGGGGCAGGTCAAGGCCGTAGGGCAGACGCTGGAGGATATCTTAGGCCAACTGCGGCAATCGCAGATGCAAACGCCAATGCAGGTGCCGACCAGAGCGCCGATTCAAGCGCCGACTGCGGCACCGGCACAGAGCGATGTAAGCCGGTTCACTAGGCCGGAACCAATTACAACGGTGAAGCTGGACCGCTCGACGCCATACGGGCAGATGCCGACAGAGGAGCTTGTCCGGATCATTGATGCCGCATTGAGAAGGGCCAGGTAATGCCGTCGACCTATGCTGAGTTGCTGACGACGATTGCCGAGACGCTGATGCGTGATGACCTTGCATCGGTTATCCCGTCATTCGTGGCGATGGGTGAGGCGCGGATCAATCGGGACGTGCGCCACTGGCGGATGGAAAAGCGAAGCACGGCCGATCTGGATACGCAATACAGCGTGCAGCCGATCCGCTTGCAGATGGTGTCCGGCGGGGAGGTGAAGCCGATCAGCACGGCCCAGATGCTGCAATTGCGGGCGGATCGGTCGGACCTTGCCGGAAAGCCTGACAGCTACGCGCTGACGGCGGGAACGCTTGAGCTATTCCCGACGCCGGATCAGGCCTATGAGGCGAGCTTGGTCTATTACGCGCGGGTTCCGGCATTGTCGGACACGGTGACGACAAATTGGCTGCTGACAGAGGCGCCGGACGTGTATCTCTACGCGTCCTTGGTCCATTCGGCGCCTTATCTGCGGGAGGATGCGCGGGTCCAGGTATGGGAAGCCTTGGCCGCGCAAGCGATTGACCGGCTTAACACCAGTGGCGCGGCGACCAAATACGGTGGGACCGGCCTAGTCATGCGGACACGAAGGGGCGCGCCATGAGCTTTACCAATCACCTTGAGACGCTGATCCTGCAATGGGCTTTCACCACGGGTTCGGCAACGCGGCCTACGGCTTGGCATGTGGGCTTGTTCACTGCGGCACCGGGCGAGACTGGCGGCGGGACTGAGGTATCGGGCGGATCGTATGCTCGGCAGTCGGCAACCTTTACGGTGTCGGGCAACCTGGCCACGAACAGCGCCGCTATCGAGTGGCCAGCGGCAACAGCGTCATGGGGGACCATCAGTCACGCGGCGGTGTTTGACGCGTCGACGGGCGGGAACATGCTCGGATATGCTACGCTTCAATCGGGCGGCTCCCCGGCCACGTTCACCATCGGATCGGGCAGCGTTTTCCGCATTCCTTCGTCCGATCTTGATATCACGCTGGACTGACCTGGCATGATGCGACTGTTTCGGGATATCTGGGGCGAGGCTAATCGCCCTGATGACTATGCGGATAGCCCGTATGAGGCTTTCATAAACCAATTCGGGCACATCGCGCTTGGCGCGTTTGTGTGCGCGCTGGTGAGTGCTGGTTTCGGGGCGGTTTTCGGTGAAATGCCACCGCGATTGGCGGTTTTTCTCGGCATTCTGGTAGCGTATTTTGTTCTGATTGAGTGGAAATTGCAGGGTTACAGACCTGTAGACAGCATTACGGACGCGGGCTTTGTCGGGATCGGCGCGGCGCTTCCTCTGGTGGCGCTGGAGGAGGTCAAGCTTTGCGGGCGATATGTTCTTGAATTGCATTCCATGGCTACGGTGGCCGTTTTGCTTGGCGCGGCAATCGCGCTTTTCGCTCATGTCGCCTTGATTATCAGGCGCCGCAAAAACGAGGGCAGTTGATGTATATCGAAGTGAAGCCGCCGCGCGTGATTTACACGGCAGAAACGAATGACTGGCGGTTAAGCATCGGGGACGGTCTGTTTGTGATCGAACCGATTGCGACCGGCGGGCTTGTCTATTCCAGCGGCGTCAATCTGGACAATCTTGCCGCGCTGATTGTGGCCGCGAAAGAGGACGCTATCGGCATTCGCGGCACGAATTGGGAGGGCGACTGATGGCGGCTCTTACCGACCTTTCGGACCTTGTGAACCGGCTTTCCGGCGGGTCGAGCGGGGCGCCGGAAACGCAAGTTCCCTTCAAGATAGCGCGGATTTCAGGCGCGGCGGCGGCGACACCTATCGCGGGGCGCCTGCATTCTGCCTGGCAGTATGACGGCCTTCCGGCGGGCGGATCGGCGCCGGGGGCGGCTGCGATACCTACGGCATCCACACAAGGCGCTGCGCCGTATACCAATGCGGCCTCTGGCAAAGAAAAGTTCATGCAAAGCATCGCCGTCCTTCCGGCGGTGGGCGGCAATTATACCCTGTATGACCGGCTCTTTCACATGAGCGGCTTGAGCGGCACGAGCACATCGTCGCAGACCGTGCAGGGAAGCCCTGCAAGCCCCGCTATCACTCGCAATACGGGCGGGGTCGGGAATGTCGTCTTTCTGGAGATATACACGCTGATCGGAACGACATCGGCGACTTGCACGGTGACCTATATTGACCAGGACGGCAATTCCGCGACTGCCACAACGCAACTCGGGGGGACAAACTTCCGCGAGGCAACGCGCCTTGTGCGGGTTCCGCTTGCGGCCGGGGATACGGGCGTGAGGTCGGTTACATCGGTTCAATTGTCGGTCTCGACGGGCACGGTGGGGGACTTTGGCGTGACGATTGCGCGGCCTATCGCAACGATATCGGGCGCGAGCGGTATCGGGGCGGTCAGGGATTTTGTCGTCGGCCAGCCGGGTATGCCGATCATGGTGGATAATATGTGTCTGGCGTGGGCGTATTCGCCCGTTTCTGCTACTGCGACCGAATTCACGTCAGCATTCACGGCTGTGGAGAAATAACATGGCCTTTGCGGACCTGGACGCGTATCTGACGACGCTCAAAACCGCGCATATGGCGGATTTTGTCACAAACCTCGCGACCACATCGACGTCGACGATTACGTTGCTCGGGGATCGCTTTGCGCCTGCGCCTGCCATACCCACGACAAGCGTGGCTTTGGACAAGGCAAGCGATTTCTCGATCAATACCTTTGTCCCTAATGCCGCATCGGGAAACAGGATGTGTATCCTCGGCGGCAATTTCGGATATGATCGCGGCCCGTTTTCGGTGGTGCCGATAGATTTGCTCGTGGTCAGCGGCGGGCTTAGTGCGACCGTTACGGGAACGCAAACGACAAACCTTCCGACAGCGGCATTGACCAGATACACGAACGGAATTGGGGTGCAGGCCGGGCTTATCATCTGGACGACGATAGGTTCGACGGCAACCACGGCGACGGTGACTTATACCAATAGCAACGGGACAGGTTCCCGCGTCTCCCCGGCGTTTCAAGTCGGTGGTGGCTCCCCATTTCGCGACAATACGTCATTTCTCCGAATTCCGATGCAGGGGACGGATATCGGCGTCAAGTCGGTGGAGAGTATCAACCTGACAGGCACGACCGGCACGGCAGGGAACATGGGGATAGTGCTATTCAAGCCCCTTGGCATCATGGTCGCGGGCAATGGAGAGGGCTATACGCATATCGACAGCCTGCACTCCGGGCGCTTCTGCGGGCAGATGAATGAAGTCCTGAACGATGCGTGTCTGTCGCTGGCGGCTTTCACGCCGTCATCGGGCGAAAGGATCGCGGGCGCGCTTTACCTGGGCGAGGCATAAGCCATGTATAGGCGCCTATTCGACGGCGCACAGGCAGAGCTAGGGCTTCTGCCAGTTACGGCTGCAACGGGCGCTGTAACCACGGCCTCCGTGACGATTGCGGCGGTGGCAAGCCTTGCCATATCGGGGCAGCTTGTCACAACGGCAAGCGCGACGATTGAGGCAACGTCGAGCGTTACCGTCTCGGGGCAGCAGATTTACGACGCCAGCGCGCTTGTTGCGGCGTCCGGGATCGTGGAAGCAACCGGGCAAGCGGTTTTCCAATCGTCGGTTGTTATTGCGGCGCAATCGGCCCTTTCGGCTGCCGCGACCGTCATTTATTCGGGCGCGGCGACGATTGAGTCGCTATCGCTTATCACGGCAGAGGGGACATTCCTTGTCAACGCTGGCGCGAGCATTAGCGCGCAATCCGAAATTGTGATAAACATCAGGTCGAAATGGGAAGAACAACAGGCGCAGGCCGAGATATGGCAGGATCAGGCCGCGCAATCCGAGATATGGACGCTGCAAAGCGTTTCCGGCACGGCATGGAACTGACGAGGTAGTAAATGCCCGATACAACGACGACATCTTACGGCCTTGTAAAGATCGAGGTCGGCGCTTCTGAGAATACCTGGGGCGGGAAAACAAACGACAATCTGGACAAGATTGATGATTTGCTGGACGGGACGCTGGCTATCAATAACGTGGCGATTTCCGAGAATATCGTCCATGCGGGCGATACGGATACGGGCATCAGGTTCACCACGGATACGGTCGAGATCAAGACGGCAGGCACGGCGCGGCTGACGGTCGGGTCAACGGGCACGGTGACGACCTCGGGCGATGTGATCGTGCCGGATAACATCGTGCATCAGGGGGATACGAATACCTATCTCGGGTTTCCTGCCGATGACCGGATTGCGATGGTCACCGGCGGCGTGGAAAACGTGCGCCTTTCCCCGACGCTGACGGTATTCAACGAAAACGGGGCAAGCGTAGATTTCAGGGTGGAGAGCGATACCTTTACCGATGCTTTCTTCGTCAACGGCGGGAACGGAGCGGTGACGATGGGCGCCAAGAGCCTGACCATCGGGACGCCAAATACAGCGTCGAACAGCGGGGACGGGGCAATTCTTACCAACAACGCTCAGTGGCAAGTGCCTTCGACAGAGGGCGACACCTACCCGATCATCCGCGTGTTTAAGGGAACGGCAGTCAATTTCCGCGTTGAGGCAAGCGGGCGGACGTTAATTCCGTGGGCGCATACCAACACCACGGCAAGCGCCGCCAATGTGCAAATCGACTCCGATGGCATCCTGCGGCGCTCTACATCGTCGGGCCGATACAAGACCGATATTCAGCCCGCGACAATCACGGCGTCCGAAAGCATCGTCTATAATTCGGCGCCCATGTCCTATCGCAGTCTGTCAGAGGCGGACGATCCTGATGTGCGCTGGTGGGGCTTCATCGCGGAGCATGTGGCCGAAAATGTTGACCCCACACTGGTCCTATGGAACCCCGACGAAAACGGCAACCCGCGCCCGGATGGCGTCCTGTATGAACGCTATGTCGTGCATCTCTGCAATGTCGCGCGGGCGCAGCGTGACCGGATTGATGCGCTGGAAGCGCGGATTGCGGCACTGGAGGCAAGATGACCGAGCATATCAAGGCAGTCCAACAGGCGCTCGGGGTCAAAGCCGATGGCGTGATCGGCCCGGTCACGCGGGCAGCGCTGATCCGCGCGGCAGAACAGGGACGGGTCACCATTGCCCCGGCGAAACCTTCTTTCATCAAGTATCCCGATGACCAGGCTACGCGCGATAACGGCGGGGCCAAGCTGGTGGGCGTCCATGCCGACCTTGTGCGACTGGTCATCAAGAGCATGGAAGCATCGCCCGTGCCTTTCGTGGTGATCGAGGGCCTGCGGACGCTGGCACGGCAGAAGCAGCTTGTGGAACAGGGCGCATCAAAGACGATGAACAGCCGTCACCTGACCGGCCATGCCGTCGATTTGTGGCCTGTAGACCCTGCTACGGGCAAGGCAATGCCGGGCGGCAGGGAGAATGAGGAGCGGCTTTGGGTGAACCTGCGCCGCATTGCAAAGCACGTCAAGGCGGTCGCGGCAGAGCTTGGGACGCCTATCGAATGGGGCGGCGATTGGGGATGGGATGCGCCCCATTTCCAGCTTCCCCGGTCTGCATACCCTGTATAGGAGCAATCATGGCAGAGCTTATCAATCAGCCTTCCCCCAAGCCGACACGCAAGGTCTCAGCCGCTGGCATTGCCGGGGCGCTGACGGCCGCGCTGATTGCCGGGGTCAATTACCAGTGGCCGGGCGTGGGTGACCAGATCGGGCCGCTGGCGGGGCCTGCGATTACGGCGGCGGTAGCCTTTCTGGCCGGGTATTTCGCGCGCGAGCGGGCGTAAAGACAAGGTAAAGACATGGCGCTGCTACCGCTTCAAATCCCGCCCGGCGTCTATCGCAACGGGACAGAGTTCCAGGCCAGCGGGCGATGGTATGACGCCAATCTTGTTCGCTGGCGTGATAACGTCATGGGGCCGGTCGGAGGGTGGCAGACACGCGACACCGTGGGCACAACAGCCCCGCGCGCGGCGATTTCATGGGTAGACCTGAGCGGGAACCGTCGATACGCGGTCGGGTTTCACAACAGCCTGAAAGCTGTATCGCCGTCCGGCACCGTGACGGATATCACGCCTGCCAGCCTGGTGACGGGCGACCTGTCCGCGACTATCAACACGGGTTTCGGTGGCGGGTTTTTCGGTCTCGGCACCTTCGGAACGCCGCGCATTGTCCGGTCATTCGGTGAGGCGACAACATGGTCGCTCGATAACTGGGGCGAGCGGCTTGTCGCATGTTCAACCAAGGACGGGCGGCTTCTGGAATGGGACCTTAACGCGGCGAATGACGCGGTGGCTATCACGAACGCGCCCACGAATAACAGCGGGCTTGTGGTGACGGCAGAGCGGTTTCTGTTCGCCCTCGGGGCGGGCGGCAACCGGCGCAAGGTTCAATGGTCGGACCGGGAGAATAACACGGTCTGGACCCCGGCGGCGACGAATGAGGCTGGCGATATCGAATTGCAATTCGCTGGCGAGATCATGCTCGGCATCAGAACGCGCGGGCAAACCCTGATTATCACGAATGAGGACGCGCATTCCGCGACATATCAGGGACCGCCGTTTGTGTATGGCTTCACCCGTGTCGGGTCGGCTTGCGGCGCGATATCCCGCAAATCTGCGGTTTCTGTGGATGAAGGCGTGTTCTGGATGGGCACGGCGGGCTTTCACCTGTATTCCGGCGGTGCGGTGCAGGATATCCCGTGCGATGTGCCCGATTATGTATTCGGTGGCATCAACATGACGCAATCCAGCAAGGTCTATGGCGTCAGCAATCAGGCGTATAACGAGATATGGTGGTTTTATCCGTCTGCCGAAAGCAACGAGAACGACAGATACGTTACCTTCAATTATGCCGAAAATCACTGGTCTATCGGCGCAATCGCGCGCACGGCAGGCTTTGACGCTGGCGTATTCCGCAACCCGATATGGATGGATACGGCGGGCGTGGCCTATGACCACGAAAGCGGCTTTGCCCATAACGGGGCGACGGCCTTTGCCGAAACCGGACCGATCAGCCTCGGCGCGGGCGATAACGTCATGGCTGCGACCAAACTAATACCGGATGAACGGACGCAAGGGCTTGTGACGGCGACATTCAAGACACGGTTCCATCCGAACGATACGCTCCGATCCTATGGGCCTTACAACATGGCCAACCCTACAAATGTAAGGTTCACCGGGCGCCAGATACAAATGCGCGTGAACGGTGATCCAGGATTGGATTGGCGCGTAGGCGTCATGCGGCTTGATGCGGTGGCGGGCGGCTTGCGATGAACCCGCCTCCGGTCACGGCAAACCTGAATATATGGGCGCAGAATATCGTCGCCTACCTGCAAAGGGTGGCGTCTCGGCTGCAATACAGGCTGACCGGGGCATCGGCGGCGGATGATGCGGTGCTGCTATGGGATGGCGTGAACGGCTATCCGGTCATCAGCAAATCGGGCGTCTGGCGGCAGATCGTCCTTGCTGATGGTTATGCCGTGTTGAACGCAACGGCGGATATCACGGCGGCAGCGGCGAATACGGCCTATAAGATTGAGCTGAGTTCGGTCACGCTGGACCAGATCACGCTTACAGGAACGCCAGCGACAGAGATAACCTTCCTGGAGGCGGGCGTTTACCTTCTGGCGTTTACCGCGCAGATCACGAGCACATCGTCCAGCAATGTTACGTTCCGCTTCTGGCCACGGATCAATGGAACGGATGCGACGGGCAGCACGATTGTTGCAACCTTGCATCAGAATGACGCTTCGACGGTCGTGTCGCGGGAGGCGATTTTTACGGTCGCGGCGAATGATGTGCTTAATGTCATGTGGGCGACAAGCAACACGGCGGGGACGTTGAAGGCTCATGCGTCTACGGCCTTTGCCCCGGCTTCACCTTCGGTGACGCTGGCAATCACGAGGCTGCGCGCGTGAATATCATAGAGGCAAATCGGCACCTGATAGAGGATGCTCTTCGGTATAATTCGGGCACTCACGTCTATGAGGATATCGAAAAGGCCGTTATTGCGGGGGAAATGCAGATATGGCCTACGCCGAATAGCTGCGCCGTGACAGAGATTGCCGTTTATGCTAGAAAGAAGGTGTTGCATGTCTTTCTTGCGGCAGGCGATCTTGACGAGATTGTAGGCGGTCTGGATGTGGCGATGGCATGGGCAAAGGCGCAGGGGTGCGAAAGCATCAGCCTTACGGGCCGCAAGGGATGGGAACGGGTATTGAGCGCGCACGGGTTCGAGCCGGTTGCCGTTATGCTGGAAAGGCAGATCAATGGGACGTGAAAAGCAAAAATCAGAGGTGAAGGCCCCGGCCTACCTCGACAAAGCGGCGCAACAGCTTATCGACCGGGCGATGCAAACGTCGCGGATTGGCTATGTGCCGTATTACGGGCCAGATGTTGCGGCAATGACGCCGATGCAAATGGCATCCATGCGCGGCACAAATCAAATGGCGGGCGCGTTTGGAATGCCGACTGCGAACCTGTCACAGGGTATGCCACGAGCGCAGAATTACGGCGGTCTCATGGGCTATTCCTCGGGCGGGATGTATGACAAG